CAAGCGTAAGATGAAGTCAAGAAGTCGTTGACCATGTAACCTTCAGACAAGCCGCCGGCCGTTGTCATGATCGCGTTGACGTCGTTATCTGCAGTACCGGGGCGCAGTTCCGTCTTCAAGAGACGAATAGCAACTGGCTCAAGTGCTGGTGGGATAATCAACTTGCGACCACGCGCAAACACCTTCAAACCGGCCTGATCGCGGAAGTTCGTGCGGATCGCGATCATAGCGTTCAGCAACGTAGCTTCATTGAGGTCAACCTGCATTGTTGGGGTGTTGGCAATCGAACCACCGTCAATAGGATGCGCCGTCGAGCAGAGTGCTACGCCGTCGCCGCCAACTGCAGCGTTATAGGTCTGTGCCGTGTTAAGGATGTTTGCGCCGTAGATTTCCTTGGTCTGATGGAAAGATTCCACGAGGCCGAGGTTCGAAGGCGTAAACTGGGTCTTGTAGAGGTTGTCGTCGATCGCCTTACGGGTGATCGCGTAGCCGAGAGCAATTTCGGTGTGCTCTTGGTTGTAGACAAAACGCTCACCCGAACCCGGATCGAATGACGTCTGACCACCTTCGGTCTTCAGCTGGGCCAAGCCGAGGTAACGCATTTCAGCGGTACGTTCGAGGGCCATTTTCGAATCGTGCTTAGTGAAGATCTTGTCGTACTGAGATGGGATCATCTCGTACTTGCCGATTACGCCACGGAGGCCGGGAAGTAAAAGGTCTTTGATCTGTGAGAGATTAACAGCCATGACTATTCACTCCTTACGAGATGCCAGTTACAGCAGAGTTTGAACGCCAGACTTCGTTATTGAAGCCAACGAGCAAGTTGCAGTACTGCGTGGTTTGGTCGCCGCCGTTGCCGAAAGAAACGGCATAGTCAACGATAATGAAAGGCGAGGTGTTGGTCGTTGCGGTAGCGTTGATATAAGCCGTCGAACGGCCCGTAGCATTGTTACCACCCGTGCTGTTGCCGGACGTTGCACCCGTTGTCGAGTAAGCAAACGTAGCAAGCTGACCTTGAACGCCAGAGGTCTGCGAAGTAGCCGTGCCCGTGACAGGGAAGCCCGAACCCGACGTCTGAACGACAAAACGAGCTGCTGGATCATCAATCACGTAAGCGATTACGTCGCCAGTTGCGTCCGAACCCGGCCAATAGGAAGACCAGACGGTGCGCTTCTGAGATGTCGAGAAGTATTGGCAACCAACGAAAATACCAGCAAGTTGGACCGAACCACCGGCAGTTGCCTGCGTGATGTAGCCAGTTGCCGTCGAGGTTACAGGTTGTACTGGATCGCCAGTAAAAATAGGGGTCGTATTACCTGCAGCAATGCGACGGGATGATTGAGCGAACGTTGGAGCGCCGCCTGCACCACCCTGAGCCTGCAGAAATCCGTAGGGCGCAAAAGTATTGGCCATGACGGGATTCTCCTTATCAGAGAGTTTCCATCATCGCGCAGCGGGGCGATTACTGTGAAACGGGATTTGTGAACAATCCTTCGCAGCGGGGAAGGATCGGCATAGTGTGTATCGCATACTTTTAAAAAAAAGAAAAGGGGGGTAAAAACCCCCCTCATCTCATTGCTCTGGAACCGAGAAATTGTAATCCCTAGTGACCTTTGGACTGATCTGGGCATCTTCGCGGCTGATAATGCCACCGCGGCCCTTTGGATCAAGCTGGCCCTGTTTAATCATAACCTGATCACGCGCCGCCTTACGATCTAAGGCCTGACGTTCCTTGGTAATTTCCTCTGGGCGCTCACAAAGGACCATGCCTTCGCGCTCGATGACCCCGCTGGCACCCTTTGGCATCATTTCTGGATGCCTCTTGGTTTCAACAGGCTCCCAGCCGCCAGAAGCCGTGCGGTTGTGGAACGACGGATCTTCCCAACCCATCGTCATTTTCATTTTCCACTCATAAGTCCACCCATCCGGCGCCGGCGGGACAGCAAACTTGTCCACGCTGTTGTCAAGGTTGGCATTATTGTGGTCGCGAAGTTCTGCTGCACGTTTTGCTGCACGTGCCCTTGAATCTTCTTCTTTGCTTGGCGCTGGGCGCAATTCTAATCCTGTTTTCATGCTGAAAGCTTTCCTTCTTTAATTAATGCTATCTTTTCACGGGCATAATCGATCTCTTTCATACCCATATCACGTGCCGCCTCACGTTCTGCCGCTGTCAGGGTGACAACGTTAGAACGACCTCCCGTTCCCGTTCCAGAGCGAGAAACAGGTGCCGCAGGAGGCGCTGCAGGCGCTGCACGGCGTCCTGCCGTTGACGAAGATGCTTCGGACAATGCCGTCTCCTGTGTTTGTGGTGCCGGTTTATTAATTTCAAGGCGGTTTTCGACGTATTGGAAATAGTCATCCGTGTCTGCCTTGTAGCCACGATCCATTGCGTCTTCATGGGCGCGGATCATGCGACGTGTTAAGACAGGATCCCGAGCATATTCGGGGTGCGACCTAACCCATTCTGCCGATTTTGGTGTCAAATTAGACGCCATAGCCTCAACAGGATCTGCAACAGCCCTAGAAACTGATGCTTCGTACTGCTGTTTGCCCACAATTAACTTTTCGTGGTCAGATTTGGCCGAATTTAACGCCATAAGAATGTCGGCTTGGGCGTCTGCGTCACCAGAAGCCACCGCATCGCGAAGATTTTGTTTTAAAATCTCTTGATTGCGCTTAACCGTCTCGATTGCGTTGTCGATCATCCGCAAATTGCTGTCTGCGGCGTCGTTTTTGGCAATACTAGCCTGCTCATAAGCTTCTTTAGCACGGCGCTCCGCGTCTTCACGGGCCCGGCGCTCTTCTTCAAGCTTTGCTTTAAGTTCGTTAATGCCATCTTCGACCGTTAACTGAGGTTTTTCCTCAATTTTTATGTCTTCTGGGGCTTCAACGATCTCAATATCGTCTGGTTTTTCTTCTTCTAAAACCAATTCGATCTGATCTTCTGACATTTTTATCTCCTTACCACACCATATCTGGTTCTTGGATGCGACCGCGAACGGATACGTCATCAAGGATCCGGCAAGACTTGCCATTTACCGAGATAGCCCAACCATCAGACGGCCTAAATACCACCCAATCGCCAATATTTATCTTTGTATCCTTAAACCATTTGCCGGTTTCGTCTTCAAAGGCATCTGGGCCAAGCTTTACAACCAAGCCAACTTTGCCTTGGAATTTGTCTTCATCCACCGTGTTATCCGTCAAAAAGATACCGGAAGCGGTCCTTTGTGGCCGAATATAGATGGCTACCAAAAGCTGATTGTTGAAGAGTTCAAATTTATTAACATCACCAACAGATTCAAAAATATCAATCTTAGGATCGACCGCGTGGGTCATTTTCATAGGAGGCATTAACGTTTCTCCGCGTTTGTTTGTGCGTCTTCCATCATTTCCAGTACCGCATGAAGGCCTGAAATATAACCAATTTTGCGTTGATATTCAGCATAGTCCCTAGCGGACCCGCCAATTACACTATCCCTTTTTTTTTCATATTCCTCTTGTATTAACTTTATCAATTCTGATGCAAATTTGTTTGCTGTCGTCTGCATTTTGCCCTCTTTAACCCCTTAGTTATGGTTAGACCGGACGCTCCAAGGGGCTGGAAAAGCGTCCGGTCTTCCTCTCACCCGGTAACGGAGAAGCCGGGGAAACGTTACTTCTTACGTGGTGGCTTTAAACCATACGCGTCGATCTTTTCAAGCCGTGCATTAGCACCGCCTGCTCCGCTGTCGATCGGGTAGTTTGTACGACCGCCCGACTTACGTGGCATCATGCCGGGAGGTGGCATTTGTGGACCGCCCGGAGGCATCATAGGTGCGCCGCCTGCCATTGAAGGAGGAGGAACAGGAACACCCATAGGCGGACGAGGTGGCATAACAGGCATGTTAGGGGCATTGCCAGCGGGTTGCGCTGGGTGTGCACCGATAACAATATTAACCTGCGTCTTGCCTTTCGTGCGGCCGCCGGCCTTGCGTGGCATTGGGTAATTACCCATGCCCATACCTGCGCCCATAACAGGAGCTGGCTGTGCTGCAGCCTGCATGCCCATAGGAGGAGCGCCCGTACCCATTGCGCCACCCATAGGGTTGTTCATCAATGGTCCGCCAAGATAACGAGCCTTACGGCCGCCTTCTGCGCCGGGGATTTTTTCTTTGCTATTGCCAGAAAATACGCCGCCGCCGGCATACTTCATGGTGCGGCCACCGGAGCATTTATGGCATGTGCACGACGAGTGGTGGACTTCACCGCCATGTTTTTTGTGCTGCAAAGCATTAGATTTAACCATAGACTTGATTAAATCCTTGTCAGCAAGTTCATCAGCCTTGTCGATGTGCTGGTGTTTAATCTTGCCGCCTTTTTTATAATCGCCATAGCCCTGTTGTTGAGCAGCGGCTTTACGATTTGCAAGCGACCTTTCTGCAGTATATCTTGCAGCCATAGCGTCACTGCTATCCGTATTAATTTCAAACGGATTAGCATAATCGTTCATTTTTTTGGTTGCAAAATCAGCATCCTGCTCTGCCTGTTTACGCGCCGCACCATAACGAGAAGCTTCGGTATTACCACCCTGTGTCGATTTAAAAGGCACATTAGGTGCAACCTCATCCTCATAATTCATAGGGACGGATCCCTTTGAAGCATATTTTGCACGGCCACCGCGCTTACGCATGCCGGCTGCCTTGCCCATCATTTCGTTCTGCTGACCTACTGGATTGCTGCCAATTGGTCCGCCGCCAAACTTTTTGGCCTTGCCGCCCTTCTTAAACGCGCCATCATGCTTTTCGCCTTCGCGCTCGTCATTGGCCATGCGGACGTCACGATTGATCAAATCGTCAATCCAAGGTGCCTTGTGCGTGGTTTTACCACCTGATTTACGAGGCATGCGGCCGCCATGCTTGTTGGCTTCCTTGCCTTCAGACTTGCCAACAACCTTGCCGCCTTTCTTGTAAAGGCGCTTAACAAGCGGACGTGCGCCTGTTTTTACATCGGCAAGTTCCGCCTCGGGAGGCGACCACGTGGACGAATCAACTTTCTCGCGGGGATCACCCGCCACAAGGCGCTTGGCCTTGGTTTTCATGGCTTCACGGGCCTTTTTGCTTTCCTCATACATAGTACGTACTCCAGAGTTTTAATGACGGCGTCCCGTCTTGTTGCCATTAAAGGACGTTGATGCTGGCAACAGCGCACCAATTCGTAAATTAGTCGACATTAAAATCTGACAGTCTATGTTTGATAGTGCTTTGTACCATATCTTCCTGATCTTTAATAGGTTTGCTCCAATATATGGTTCCGGATTTGGGTAAGTCTTTGGAAATCTTCATTGTTTTATCTGAAATTAACCCAATTTTGCTAGGATCTTCATCTGAATGCAGTAGGGCATGTGGCTGCAACGTGGTCTTGCCCATGCCAATTTTGCCGCCGTCCTTATAAGCAACACGGCCGCCATCTTCGTACTTCCGCTTAACCGTCACGCGGTTGTGGTCAAATACGACGTAGTTGTGGGTTGCATTCTTGTCGTGCCGACGAGACATGGCGTCAAGGTAACGAATACCATGCACACCAAGGTTTGATAAATGCTCTGATGCCGCCTTGTCGCTTCCCTTTTGACCAGAAACGGGTTGGCTAAGATGCGAGTATAAATCTTCACCTGTAAGATTACTAAAATCCGGCTTAACATCGCCAAGTTTCCAACCTGCACGATACCGATTGATTTGATTAATTAATTCAGGCGTCATTACTTTTGATGTAATATGAGGCTGTTTGCTTAATGGCTCGTCCCAATCCAAAAAGTGATCAGGATGCGCGTCGATGGCGACCTCGTACATATTGCCTTGTTTGGCTTTACGATAAATATCAATTAAATTGGCTAATTTTTCTTGAGGGTATTGTCTAGCCTCAACACTTGACCAATGCATATGTTTAGCAGCTTCACTGGGATCATAATTTCCACTAGCATGCCGCCGAACTTCAATCATTGCCTCGCGGCTCATTGGCATATTTAATTTATTTGCTTCATGTTCTAAATCTATTTGCCCTCTATGAGCCAATGTGTCGCGATAATATTGTGCAGTTGGCTCATGCTCGGCGAAATATAGCCCATGCCCATACGCCTGTGCGCCTTCGCCCGTGCCGATCTTGGACGTGTCAAACTGTTCAAAATCATGCGGTGAACCGTGGTAGGCGGTGATGGTATCGTTCATGGCATTCCCGTAAACGTCGGTTCTCCCGCCTCGGCCGTCACAATGTGAACGCCGGGGATGTGATGCGGCTTATGCACCGTGCCGCCGCGTTTAAAATGAACAGGCTGGCGCGTATGTTGTTCAGGAACACCCGCCATAAGCGTGTGCCAGTCTGGCCGCTCGTAGCCTTCTGCCGCCATTACGTGCTCTTCGTTGTGAGGGAATTGAGCGTAAAAATCATCTTTATTAAGCAATGGTTTCATTTGGATTCTCCATTTGGTTATCGTTGTTTAAATCAGGCGTTATTTTAGTCTGTTGCGCCGGTATCACAACTTGCCTATTGGTAATTTTAGTAGCGCCAAGTTTAGGTTTACCCGATGGCCCTAACTCTGTCGAATCTTCACGTTCAAACGTACCCTTAGCCGTCTTTATCCGGCCCGGATCATATTTAACAAAAAACCCTTTCGAGTCTTTGTGCGCTTCACCAACCTTACCAAAACCCTTTTTATTCTTTAAACCAACGATAACGCCGTCGGATCCTTCTGGCTCATACATCGTATCCAGCGGCCTAAAGTCATGCACATCGCCGTTAATGACACGATAGGTCTTGCCCGTTTCCTGATCATGAACCGTTTCGGGAAGATGTTCTTTATCCGTAAACGCCATGGCCACGTTGTCACCGCTATCCAACCGCCTACGCATTTGTTTCCAATTTGTGTGCGGATTGTGAACGTCCGGCTGCGTAACGCCCGTTGATGAATACGTATAGTGGTGATTTGTAGCTACAGGATCATACTTCATCTTGGTGTAGTCGTAGAACGACACATCAGGGAAAGATTTAATAATTGATTGGTGTATCCGCGGATGAATATCCGATAACACGTTCAACCGTAAGCCTAAATGGTTGCCGTTGTTTTCAGCTTCATGCCGAGCCGCGGCAATCTCGTCATACAACCGCGTGGCAAAAGCGCCCGTATTGTTCATCATAAAGAGCGTTTTGTTCAAACTATTCAATCTCGGCCCTTCAAATGCCGACAAATCCATACCGCCGCCAACTTTAAAAAAGTTGCCGGACGTTTTGCCAAGGCATTGATCTTTACACGATGCATGGTTGGGGCACGTGTTAAATCCACCCATTTCAAACGCAGGAGCAAGAGATAGTCCCGTTGTTTCAACGCCGCGGTTGCCAATCGTAATCGGCTCATTGCCGCCATAACCTTTTTCGCTTTTTAAAAGTTTTTCGTTTTTGCCAAGCAAACTGTTAACATTAAACTGTTTCATGGCCGATTTAGCCGCTTGGCTGTTAGCAATACGGTCGGCACGGCCTAACGATCTATGATGGGCAATCGCGTCATCAAATGCCGTTGCCAAACTCATTATGTTAATCTTTTGCGGGTCTACCGTAGGAAACTGCCGTACCGGCCCCGCCACATCTTCGCCGCCTTGAGGTTGAATTTGAAATTTCATGCGCGGTGGCTTACCACCGTCTTGCAGTTTTACGCGTAAAGCCGGGCGGATACTTTTTGCTACATCAAGAACGTTTTTCATGGCCCTTTAGCCTCATTGATCGACGGAATAATGTTGCCCAGCACGTGCTCGGTCAAAGGTGCGCTTTCAGGGTGAACTGCAAGGTTCTGTGCCAGATCAATCAACTGGATCCGTTCTTTGGCCAGCATTTCCTGCTGTTGCAAGATGCTGTCAACCTTATCCTTCTGCCCCTGCTGCACCAAGCCAGCTTGTTTTAACTGCAGATCTTGCTGTTTCAGTTTCAGCTCTTCCATCTTGGCGGGGTCGACGTTCTGGCGTTCATGAGCGTTGCCCATGCCCTCTTCCATCATTTTGGCTTTATCAATGCCAACCTTGGCCTGATCTACCTGAAGCCGTCCTTTAGCCTCAATCATACGGGCGTCGCTGTCCTGCTTTTTAATCTGCAGTTCCGCCATCTTGGCTTGCGCTTCTGGGCTTTGTTGCTGACCAAGCGACGCAGGCGGAACCATAAACTGCTCAGGGTTGGACCAGCCAACCGCCTGCAGCGCCAACCGATCGACCGCAATCGGATCATACAACGACGGGTTAGCCGACTGGATCTGCTTCAACGCCATGACCTTCATCAAGCGTTGCGTCTGCGATGCCGTATTAGGATCGGCTTGCGGGACGAGGTCCGCCTGATCCAACGCCCTCAAGAACGTGTCTTGATCCCACTTACGGGCCGGCTTGCGGTTCTGCTGCCAGAACGAATCAGGGTTTTCTTTGAAGCACCGCACCAGTAGCGCGAACTCTTCTGATTGCGCCGCATGCATGCGTTTGTGCACCGCATTCAAAACCTTCGTCGCTTGATCAATCAGCGCAATCGTGGTGCCGACCGGTGCATCAGCGCGGCCTTCACCTACAGCCTGCTCGGCCGTGCCACCAATCCGCATGCCCGTTTGAGCAATATTGTCCACCAAAGCCATAAGAGCCTGCGACGGCTCCTTATACGGCAACGGCATGACCGCGTCTTGGATTGGCGAACCGCCTGTCTTGATCAGTGCGCCGCCGCCAGGAGGAATCCGGAAGATGTTCGTGTTTTGCCGTGCTCCGGCATCCGAATACAAAAATCCCGGAAAGTTTGCATACATACCTGCATCGAGCAGTTCGCGCCAAGCAGCTGTTACCGCGTTCGTGGTATTACCCAAGATATGTAAAAGACCAATATCATAAAAACCCATACCGGGAACAAAAGTATACTTAACAAAATTTGATCTAGCCTCTGGCAAATCTTTTGTATCTTCATCGTAATTTCTCACAATGGACAAGATTTCCTTCGACGAGGCGTCGATCGTCACGCGGTATGGTATCTCCAAACCTGTTTCGAGGCCTTTCTTGGTATGCTCAAACCCCTTAATATCCAGTTCGCAATAGCACTCGTAGATCTCGCGGTCCCGATCGTCTGCGTTTAACGTGCTCGTCGAGATGCCCTGCTGCGAGTTCTTTTCCCGCTGCACCGCATCAAGCTCGATCATTTTAGCTTGCGACAGGTCCACATCCTTGTAAACGCCAAGGATCTGCATCCGCTTTACCGTCGACGACCGCATGTAGATACGGTGGGTGATACGCTTTGCATTGCTCAAATCGGTGGCGGCGTTGTTTACGATCAGGTCGTCCGCGTCTACCGATTCGCTGACCGGGCGATTACGGAGGGGGCAGAAGTAAACTTTTTTAAAGGCAGAACCACCAAAGCCAAGCATAAGTAGCATCCGATCGGTGTCGGGATAATACTCTTTGGCGGTCGAGGTGAGATAATGGTTGAGATCGTTTTCGAGGTCATTGGCTAACTCGTCGGAGCCGTCGTCCGCGTTGTTGTTGTCTTCACGGATTTTGACGGGCCCGTCCGTAGGCAATAGCTCGGATCTCGCATTCGCTTGAAAACGCAGTACGGCTTCGAGCAGGAGGGGATGCCTGACGCGTGACATACCTTCGACTGGCGCACCATCAGCAGCTCCCGCTAAACCCGGAATTTCCAGTTTGAGGCCCATAAGCTTGATGCCTTGGGCGCGATCTTCGATCCACTCTTTGCGGCTGTCAAGGTCGTCGTGGATGCCCTTCATCAGCTCGTGGGAGATGCGGGACCGTTCACCCTCGGTGATCTCGTCGACCAGATTGTCAAACCAGCTGGCCCGATTGCCCGACTTCTCGGCCTTTTCCACTGGCAAACCATCTAATGACAGGGTGATCGAGCCGTCAGGCAGTTCGATCGTCATGATGTTGCCGTGCTCGTCAATTTCGTTCTGGGGGCCTTCGTCGGCGTTCTCGACCTCGATGTGGGCATCGTCGTCGATAGGATCCTTGTCCTCATCGGTGAGGCGGATGTTCGGGCTTAAACCGGGGACGAGAGCCATGTATTAAATCCCGTAAAGTGGTTCGGGCGGCTTGCCCGAAAATTGTAAGGCGTCTTCAAAGTCATCTTGCACCTCATCCTCCCGCATGATGAAGCCGGACCTACGCAAGAAGCGCATGGCCATCGAGACGGTGTCGACCAGATCGTCATGCTTTGCTTTCGGGAAACGCATGCATTGGTCTATGACCTCGTCGGCCCACGCGTAGTTCGGACAATACACCAGTTTTTCTTCAAACAGATGTTGCACCGAGTACAAACGGGCCATCTTGTCGATGGATCCGGGATCCTCAAGTTGGACGCCAAAGTCCTTACCTGAATACATCTTTCTGAGCTCGGTTGCAACTGGTCTGCCCACCGCTTTGTTTTCTATGAGCAATTTCGAGACTTTCCAACGCTGGCAGCTCTCGTAAACCTTCTTAACCAGTTCGGGCATCTCAAGGTGTTCTTGCCACGCATGCATCAGCATAACCCGAGGCGGCACCTCCCGCTCGTCGTAGGTGCGGATGATCTGGGTCATGTGGCCGTCGCGGTTTAACATGCGGGTCGCGTGGGTTTTTGGATCGTCGGTCCAGACGCCCCAAACGGTCATGGCCGAAGGGTCGTTCTCGGTCTTCTCGGTGTAAGCGGTATCGAGGGAGGCGATGATATAGTCAAAAGGCGGGTATTTGGGTTCTTCCCACAACTGCCAGTGCTTGCGTTTGATGATGCCGCCGTCTTCTGGGGTCGGAAGCTGCTGGAACTGGCCTGACGCGGCATAGGTGCCCATGATCCGTTTGTCGCGCTCGACGACGTGCTTCGGGAACCGATCGGGAAAGAACAGTTCGCCTTTGATGGTCCGCGGGTCTTCCCAGCCAAGCATAGTCGGGTAGGCGCGGTCGGGATCGTATTCCATCGGGATCATGATGTGATCGTAACCAAGCTTCTTTTCGAGGATAACGCCGGAAACATCCTCTTCGTGTAGGCGCTGCATGATGACGATGATGGCGGACCGATCGGGGTTGTTGAGGCGGGTCGGGATCGCCTGCTCAAACGTCTCGATCGTGGTCGAGCGCTCGGCCTCAGATGCCGCGGAAGCAACGGAATGCGGATCGTCGATGATGACGCGGTCGCCACGGGCGCCGGTCATGCCCGACATTGCCACGGCTTGGCGAAACCCTGTCGCGGTTGTTTCGTATTTGATCTTTTCGTTCTGGTCGCCGGTAATGGTGACGCGATCGCCCCAGCGCTCCTGATACCACTCGGACGAGACGAGGCGCCGCATCTTGGTTGAGTCGCGGATGGCGAGGGGCATGGCATGCGAAGCGCAGACGTAGCGCAGGTAGGGCATGTTACGCGGCCCCCATTCCCAAGCTGGCCACAGGACGTTGACCAGCAGGGACTTCATGGCGCCCGGCGGAACGTTGATCAGAAGGCGGTTATAGTACCGCTCGTCGTCGATCATGGATTCTTCGGTAATGGCAGTTAGGTGGTCAGCAATAGCATCGATGTGCCAGTTGTGAAGGTATTCTTGGCCGGGCTCGATGACGTGCCAAGCCTGCTTGATGAACTCGACAAGGGACATCTCGGCGAGGCGTTTATCCACTCTGTACTGGGACGCCTCGACGTTGATTTTCTTCTTATCAAGCAGGATGAAGGTCACAGAGCTGCCTTGGTAATGTCTTGGATTTGGAACATGCGATCGCGCATGGCAACGTAACGAGTCTCGAGATCCACCACATGCTGCTTAACAACGTTCTCTGACATCATGTAAGCCGCGTCTGCGACCTTTTGCCACGCCGCACGTTGGTCGATCGTTAGATCCTCCCAAGGTGTAACACGGACGCCGCGAAGGGCGCCGTTGTACACCGCATAGAGCATGACGGCCATGTCGTAGTTATTCATGGTTTGTATTCCTTTTTGACTTTGCCAAAGACAACGGGGGGAATATAGTCTGTAAAGTTATATCCGCCTTCCATGCGATCGGGCGTAATGATAGCTTCCAACCCAGCCAAAATTGCCCACGCCTGACCAACCTCCGGGCTTTTTGGGTCGATTTTGGACAAAGCCTGCATCAATGTCTCGATGGTATTCTGGCACACTTTGAGGCTGCCGATCGCGGCATCATGGTCTTTTTTCGGCACCATATCGAGCATTTTAACCCATGCTTGCGTAGTCTTATCTTTTTGCTCGGCAAGCTCTTTGTTAAGCCGATCGATCTCTTGCGCTAATTGAGATAACATCATTCTTCATATTCCTCTTCTTGATCTGGTGCCGGCAAGGCCGCCTGCAGAGCGCTACGGATCGCCAAAAGCTGATCCATGTCAAGTGCTTCGGCATCGATAACGGTGCCTTCCACCTGTTTTATGTTGGCATTTAAATCCACGTCGATCTTGTCGCCATAGCGGAAACGCTGAAGCCGGATTGCTTCCCAACGCCGGTGGTTTGCCAGTTCACGCGCACGATCCAGCGGAAGGTTGGCCCACTCGCCACGGCCGACAATAATATCTTCCACTTCGCCCATTTTTGTTTCGATAGAATATTCACGCGCACGGGCGTATTGCGACATGAAATACACATCCCGCTGCATTTCGCGGTTAATTGTGCGAACATCTACGGTTATTTCCGCATCTTCTGCGATTAGCGATAAAGAGCGACCAATTGCAATTTGCTCACAAACATAAGCTTTTTGCTCATCGGTCATTGTTCCACCTTTTGGTCTTCCTCTTGGTCTCGACATTTAAATTCTCCATCAGCCCCGACAAAACATAGCAATTTCAACAATATAATGCAACGCACCGAATACATAGTAATGATAGTGCTAAGATAGTGATTTAACACTATGTTCTAAGTCATTGATTTTTCTATATATATAATATATATAGAATATATATATATATATATAAAGATAAATTCTTATATTTTAATGAAAACAGGCCTTAAGGGTATATATTCTAATAATAACTATTAATTTTAGATGATATTAGTGTATTGAGGCCACTAAGTTACTAAGTTACTAAGTTATTGATATCATTAACATATCTCTGCTATGTTAAAAACTACCTTACTAAGTATCTTTCAAATCCCCGTCATAATGGTATGGTGTTTTATCCTCGCAACAGGAGAATATCGCATGCTG